AAGATCTGACTGGCAACTTAGTAAGAGCGATGGGTGAGGTCAAAGCTGACCAATGGGACGTAATAGAGTTTCCTGCAATCCTACCTAATGAAAAACCCGTGTGGCCTGAATATTGGAAGTTAGAAGAATTAGAATCTGTTAAAGCATCTTTGTCAGAGCGTAAATGGCAAGCTCAGTGGCAACAAAACCCGACTGGTGAAGAGGGTGCTATTATTAGACGTGAGTGGTGGCAAGAGTGGGATAAAAAAGAGATTCCTATGTTACGTCACATCATACAATCGTACGATACTGCGTTTACCAAAAAAGAGTCTGGTGACTACAGCGCCATATCCACGTGGGGCGTGTTCTACCCTGATGAGGTTACGCCTAATATAATATTGCTAGATGTCGTCAAAGATAGATTTGAGTTTCCTGAGCTAAAACGTGTAGCCATGGAACAGTATAAATATTGGGAACCGGAGTCCGTGATCATAGAAGCAAAAGCCTCGGGCCTCCCGCTCATACAAGAATTACGTCAGCTCGGTATACCCGTTATCAACTTTACACCTAGCAA